CCTGGCTCGCCCCTGGCGTTTAATTAACGGGTTAATTATTGGCATCCTGGCGGGCCGCCCTGGTCCCTGGCTGGCCCCGTCCTGGTCCCTGGCTGGCCCCGTCCTGGTGACGCCCTGGCTGGTCCCTGGCTGGTCCCGTCCTGGTCCCTGGCTGGTGACGCCCTGGTGACGCCCTGGTGACGCCCTGGCCCCTGGCTGGTCCCCTGGCTGGTCCCCGCCCTGGCCCCGCCCTGGTGACGCCCTGGTCCCTGGTTGGCCCCTGCCGTGGCCGCCTGGTTGGCTCCCGCCCTGGTGCCGTCCTGGCCCCTGGCTGGCCCCTGGCGAGCCCCTGGCTGGCCCCTGGCCCATGGGGTGATATCTCTGAATTCTGAGAAAAACGAAAATGAAAGTGAAAGCACTTCGTGATCTTGATATTACTAATATACCCATATCCACATCGCGCAGCCTGAGCCAACACACGGAGCAAGCCGGGCTAGCACCAGAGGAATCAAAGGATAGAATCAGGCTGGTATATGGTAGAGTCTGGGCATGATGGGGGAGTCGGACGAGGGGTCTACGGTGAAGAGCGGACGGGGAGGCTACCGACCCGGGAGCGGGCGAAAACCGGGCAGTACGGTGGCAAATGGGCGTGTGACGCCGTACAAGCCAGCGCGTGAGAAGGCGGAGTTATTGAGTCTCTGGCGTACGGAGGTGAGTAGGCAGTTTGAGACGTTGGTACAGGCTCAGATTCAATCGGCCCAGGGCGTGACGCATATGGTGGCGCGTGATGCGGCGGGACGCTGGACGACGGTGACAGACCCGGATGTGATGGTAGAGCGGCTGAATGCGGGGGAGCAGGCGTATCGGTTGTCGGCTGTGGCTCCGAATGCGACGTTGATCGGGCAGATTATGGATCGGATGTTTGGGCAGGCGAAACAGACGATTGACCTGGATGTCAGTACAGAACCGTCAAGGTTGTCAGACCGGGAGTTATCTGAATCTCTACAACGGCTGATGCAGAAGTTGTCCCCTGCCGAGTTACCGGCCGTGGATGTGATGCCCGTGGAGGCTGAAACCTACGAAAGAAACGAATTAAGTCCCCAGATTGACGCGCAAACCGACGAAAGAAACGAATTAAGTCCCGTGGACGACGGTCTGGCGGTGGAGTTTGTATCGCCCACGACAAACGATACAAGCGATACAAACGATACAAGCGAGACAAACGGGTTGAGGACGGTGGAGGAGATTCTGGCTGAGGCACGGGAGAGCGCGGCACGACGGGAGCGAGAGGACGCGTGGCCGGATGTCTGAGTTGACCCTGGATGAGCGGTTACGACTCGACGCCTTGCATGAGGAGGCAGAACGTCGGACCACGTCGCGCTTCTCGACGTTTTACCCAGACGGGGATGGCCCCCTGGCCCGGAAGCGGTACCAGAAACACCTCGACTTCTTTGCGGCCGGGACCACGAAAGAACGGCTCTTTATGGCCGCGAACCGAGTTGGGAAGTCTGAAGCCGGCTCGTATGAGATGACCTGCCACCTCACGGGGCTGTATCCGCATTGGTGGACGGGACGACGGTTTGACCACCCGGTCGAGTGCTGGGCCGTGGGCACGAACTCCCAGACGACGCGAGACATCGTCCAGGCAAAACTGCTGGGGAGTGTCCAGGCCCCAGGGAGCGGGATGATTCCGGCCCATCTGATTGAGAAGACCATTACCGCGAGAGGACTAGCCGGTGCCCTGGAAGGCGCACAAGTCCGGCATGTGAGTGGCGGCTTGAGTCTCGTGGGCTTGAAAACCTACGAACAGGGACGCCCGTCATTCGAGGGGACCGCGAAACACGTCATCTGGTGCGACGAAGAACCACCACAGGATTCCTACACGGAGATGCTCTACCGGACGATCACCACACAGGGGATCATCATGGTGACGTTCACCCCGCTCAAGGGCATGAGCGATGTCGTCAAGGGCTTCCTGGAACCCGAATCGACCGCCTCTGCGAAGTTCAAGACGTTTATCCAGGCCGGCTGGCGGGATGTCCCCCACCTGGACGCCTCTGAACGTGAAGCGTTGATGGCGACGACGCCGCCCTATCAGATTGCGGCCCGGACGGAGGGCGAACCGAGTCTGGGGTCTGGAGCCATCTACCCGATTGCCGAGCGTGAGATTCTCGTGCCCACCGCGGCGATTCCCGAAAGCTGGGCACGCTGCTACGCGATGGATGTGGGCTGGAATCGGACGGCGGTGGTCTGGGGCGCGAAAGATCCAGGATCGGGACGCATCATCCTCTACGACGAGCACTACCGGGGGCAGGGCGAACCCGCGAGCCACGCCGAGGCGATCAAGGCCCGTGGGGAGTGGATACGCGGCGTGATTGACCCGGCAAGTTCGGGCAGCAGCCAAATCGACGGGCGTGCGCTCATTGATATCTACGGGCGCATGGGTCTGCGCCTAGAACCCGCCCAGAACACCGTGGAGGCCGGATTAACCCAGACTTGGAACCTGTTGGTCTCCGGTCGGCTGGTTGTCCAAGAGCATCTCAGTAACTGGCGCAGCGAGTTTCGGAAGTATCATCGTGATGAACAAGGGCGTATTGTGAAAGTCGCTGACCATCTGATGGATTCGACGCGTTACCTCGTCATCAGCGGACAACATGCCATGCGACCACCGCCTCGTCCGCAGCAGACGACGCACGGGCCGGGGACCGGGACAGCGGCGTTAACAGACTGGATGGGTGCATGACGAGTGACATGGTGCAGGCGTTGGACCGATTCAAGGTCGGCTCAGATGCCGACGTGGATCAACGGAAACGTGAGGTCGATGCGCTCCGGTTTCAGGTGCCGGAGTTTTGCTGGCCCACGGAGGTCAAAGACCAGCGCAAGCCACAAATCATCGGCGGGGTCGCGATTCCGCAACGCCCGATGCTCAGCATCCCCAGTCTCGACCATCCCATCCAGCTTGTCCTCAACGCCGAAAAAAGCGCACATCTGGGCGTGGGTATCCACCCCCTGAGTGATGATGCCGAAGAAGAGACTGCCGAGGTGCTCCAGGGTCTCTATCGACGGATTGAGGTCCAAAGTCGCGCCAGTTTGGCCCGATCTTGGGGATTTGAGCGGGCCGTCAAGGCGGGTCGGGGGTATTACCGGGTCGTGACCGAGCCTGATCCCGACAGTGATGACCCCTACGACCAGAAAATCGTGATCAAGCGGATTCTCCAGCAAGGCAGTGTGGTGCTGGACCCGTTTGCCCAGGAAGCGGACTGTTCAGATGGCGCGTGGGCCTTTGTGGTCAACGACATGCCGTGGGACACCTATAAACGGCGCTATCCCAAGTCCGCGATGGCCGCGTATAGCGAGGAAGAACTCTCGGCGGTCGGGATTTCCACGCCGAGTTGGGTCTCTGGCGACGAGGGCGCGTCGAGGGCTGTGCGGGTGGCCGAGTATTACCGCCTGGAATACACCACGTCGAAGAAAGTCTTGCTGGACGACGGGTCGGAGTCTGACGAGGACGAGATTCCTGAGGGACGCAGTGCCCGAGAGGGGACAGAGGCGAGAGACCGCGTCGAAAGCACCCCGACCCTCTACTGGAGCACGATTAACGCCGTGGAGGAGCTGGAACCGAAGCAGGAGATGGACGGGCGCTATATCCCGGTCATTCCGGTGATTGGACGCGAACTGATTCCCTTCGAGCAGGACCGCCGCTTCGTTGGGATGATTGAGCCGAACAAGGACGCCGTGCGTCTGCTGAATTACGCCTCGTCGTCGGCCGTCGAGATGGCGAGTTTGGAGACCAAAGCGCCCTATATGATGGTCGAAGGGCAGGAAGAGGGGCACGAGCAGGAATGGCAACTCGCCAACGTGCGGAACTTCCCGTATCTGCGCTACAGCCCGGTCAGCCTCAATGGTGTCCCGGCACCGCCCCCGCAACGGACGCAGGTGGACGCGTCACGACTCGGACCCAGCATGTTGCTGCTCCAGCAGGCGCGGGAATTCATCCACGAGGGCACCGGGGCGTTTGAATCCGCGCTGGGACAGGAAACCACGAGTGCGAAGTCTGGGAAGGCGATTCTTGCGCTCCAGAACCAGCACGACAGCGGAAGCAGCCATTTTATCGACAATTTGGCCGAGATTAGCCTGACGTACGAGGCCAAGGTCGTCTTGGACCTGATTCCGCATATTTATGACCGGCCGGGCCGTATTGCACGGATTCTCGACCTGGAAGATGAGCCCAAAACGGTCATGTTGAACGCCCCGTTCCGGCGTGACCCGAACACACAACGCCCGATTCCCGCCGGGCCACCCCCGATGGGTCCAGGCGGTCCGATGGGCAACGGAGGGCCACCGATGGGTCCGGCCGGACCCCCGATGCGCCCCGGCGCGGCCCTCGTGCCTCCTGGGGCACCGCCGATGGGACCGGGTG